TAAAGGGTGATGATATGGATGGAGGCCGATACAATCAACGACTTGAACGGAGAATCGCCACCCGTTTTAATGGTGGAGAGGATTTACATTTACTCACCCAAGACAATAAGGGAGAGCGGATTCTCAATCTCAGGCTTTTCCGAGAAGCCCCCTCAAAGCAGGGACACACGGGTTATACCAAGAAGGGTTTTTACCTCTATCGTGAAGAGGTTCTTCTTCTTAGGGACGCTCTCAATGATCTTCTCTTGGATGGCGGGCTTGACAGTCCAAGCGTTCAAGAAGTGCCTGACACTTTGGAGGGAACGGAATGAGCGTTGATATTCGTTTGATACCAAAGAGCGAGGAATGGTTCAATTTCTATTCCTCTCTTTGTGATGAATTGCTCAGCGAATTGGATTTGCCCGCTGACCTACACGGATATGTTTTTGACATTTGGACTGAATGTGTTTTGCGTGTTGGTCGTGCGCCACTACCCCTGATTGTTGATTGTGTCTATGTGGTCGCTAAATTAACAGGGCGAAGGAAAAGCATTCGTGTTATCAAGAAGGCTACTGATGAAGTCTGGGGCAAGCGCATTGATGTGCTGCCGTTGGATCGAAGGAAACAAAAGAAGCGTTGGGTGTGGGAAAAGAAAGACCTCATCCAATCATCCTTGGACATTGATGATGAAACATGGAACGAATTGGTTTCCGAATGGCATACCGATACCGGGACAGAAGTCATAGCACCAGCCACCTACTACACGGAGGGTGCTGAATGACTGACATTCAACCGGGTTCGCTATGGGTGAACAAATACACCAAAGAACCATTTGTTCTCTTGGAGATCGAAACCATCCCATTCAGGGGAAATGAAATCACTACTGATGTTTTGATTATCAAAAACGAATTGACAGACAAAGAAGCCCGTTGGGATATTACCTTCTTCAAAGAAGCCTTTGAACCTCGCAAAGAGGAATGAGTATGGATTCAATACCTTTCAAAACAATCGCAGCAGCGTGTCGCCAAGCCTACAATGGTGTGGTGCGACCTACTGTTGTCTTGGAGGGTTTGTTTAATCATTCACCACAAAGCGTGGAGGAAATCATTCGTTTTTGCTATGAGGATGCACGGGTTGAACAATGTTTGTCGGATGAAGATCTCCGAGAGGTATTCCTGTATTTGACAGACGCATACCCTGAAGAAGTGGATGATAACCCAGACCTCGTGCAAATCATTACCCAATTATCTCAGCAAGAGGAAACAACCGTTTCCCTATCATTTGTGCTGAAACAGATGAAACAGATTTTCAACGCTGACAACAACAAAACACGATCTGTCATTATCAATTTACTACTGCGTAAAATCAATCAGCGTGATTCATATTGGCTTTTCATTCGTTTGTTGCGAAGGAGGAATCCATTCAAGCGTTCACACATTCTCAACGCCATGGCTAACCACCACGACATTTTCTATGACCGCCTGAGAAGGGCTGCCAATTTCCTCCCTCTTTGGGTGGTGGCTGAAAGACTCGCAGCGGGAGAGGAAATGGTTGGTGTTCCCACGATAGGTTCACCGTTGATTCTCCCTCTCCCGGCTTTGGTTGCCAAAGACGATGCAACATTTGGTTGCTATGTTGAGGTGATTCGTGGCGAAAGACTGAGCGTTCACAAAGGAGGAAACGATTTGTTGTTGGTCTATGACACAAATGGTATTGTTGTTGAAGAGGTTGAAGGATTAGAAACAATTCAGTATGGTCTGGATGATGGTATCTATGTTGTTGAGAGGACACCTCAAGACGATTTCCCATTGAAGGTGGTTGATACCCTACTCCATGAAGGCACATTTGAGGAAAGGCGACAATGGCTTGAAGATCATTTGCCAACAAAGGATTTCCTCAAGGAAATGACATGGTGCGACAACCCTGCACAGATTCAAGCCAATACTCCCAAGGGAGGAATTACATTCCTACACCGAAAGTCGGCTCGCCTGACATACAACAACACGAGGGATGAAGTCGTGCGCTTCGTGTCAAAGAGCGAGGGTCAAATCCTCCGCTTGATTGGAGGAATTTACATTGATGACCCGGTGCGAGGGCTGGTGATGGCACGATGGCGTGTCGCAGCCCGTGATGGTCTGGACTCCTACTATGAAGTGGGTGATGTTGAGGCTATCGATCGAGAAATGGAGAAGCGGTTGAAAGGACTCACAGAACCATCCAAGGCGATGGCTGGTGAGTTAGCGCAAATGACCGGGCCGACATTTGTTGATGTTGAATTGCACCATGCCGACTATGATTACCGAGGCATCCGCATATCAGGTGTCGTTAAAGGCATCCTCGGTGATGTTGGTTTCAGCGATGTTGTTGCCGTTGAGGATCTTGAATGGATTGGGGGTCAAAACCATGGTGGATAAGGAAACAATAACCATGATTCTTTTCGCCACCAATGCGAGGTTTAGGATTGCTACACGATTCACCACGAATAACCAAACAGGATATGAAATCCGACCTGAATGTGATTTGTTTGGTCGCAAAAAAATCCCCAAGTCGGTTGCTGAGGTATTGGTGATGAACGGCATACCTGTTCAAAACCGATACACAGATGTTATCCACTTGAGGAAATTGTTGAGAATCACAAAGGATTGGGTTGATTTCACCAAAGACCCAGAAGGATGGACTCAGGTTTTACGATTCAATGGGGTTGTTCCTCAATTGAAAACCCATGATGATGTGGAGGCAGCGTTGGAGGTGATTGAAGGTGAACCTCTATGATGTTGCTGAAAATGAAGAAACCGATTGGTTCAGCCTATGCCCCAATGCTGATTCACCCATGGTCGCACCGAAACCGAAACGGTTGTTTGATGTGTTGAGAACCTACACCAACGAATACGATCGAGTCTATGTCAGCGAATGCTTGAAGCACATGGATGGAGGAATCGCCTACGCCATCAATGTCCTGATGAGGACATTCCCCAACAACATTGGCATTGAAATGTGTGCGAGGGAATTCTGCTACCGCATACCCAATGGTTTGTTGTGTAGTATTCTTGCTCTATCGCACAATGGTGTTGGTCGCAGGTATTTGAATTTCCCACCGAAGCGACAAAAGCCTATCCCGAAGTCATTGATGAAAGCCTTCGGTTTGCGTGGTTCGGAAATGAATTGGTTTCACGATTTAGCACAAAGCGAGGACTTTGTTCGGGGCATCGCTCACATGATCAAGAAGGAGGATTGGCAACACATCATCCATGATAAAGCAACGCTATTCAAAAAAGATATAGAACGCACTACTGCGCCACCAAAAGACACCAAACAGGGGGCTATTTTTTGAGGGCGAAGGTTTTATACCCAAGCCCCTGTTGCATGGGAATACTCGGAGGAATGAAACAATGACACAGTTATGGTTGAAGCATCGCCCTGACCGCCTCGTGGATATGGTTGGTCTTGACGGACTCAAAGAGGATGCACAGTCATGGGCGGTTGCTGGTTCACTTCGTTGTGGTGGTGTCATTTTCAATGGCAAACCCGGCACGGGTAAAACAACCGCTGCAAGAGCGATCGCTAAGGATATGCTCGGTTCAGCCTTTGAAGCCAATTTCCATGTATTCAATGCCTCGGATGAAAGAGGTATCGGTTTTGTCCGTGATAGACTCAAGCCACTTGCTGAACAGAAAGCAACGGGTGCTACATTCAAGGTTATCAATTTGGATGAAGCCGATGGTTTGACACCAGATGCACAGGATTCAATGCGCCAAATCATTGAATTGACGAGCAAACATACTCTTTGGATTCTTACCTGTAATAAGGTGAGCCGTATTATTCCCGCACTTCGTTCAAGACTCCCCACCTACACCTTTGGTGGTCTGGAGGGCGAAGAGGCTGAGGCATTCTTGACGAATGTCATCGTGAGCGAGTCTTTGCCACACACATGGATTAGCGAAGTCCCTGCTTTAATCAAGAAAAGCAAGGGGGATTTGCGAGCGTGTTTGAAAACACTTCAAGTGTGCGACAACAAAAGTGAGCAAGCACTTACAAAAATGATTCACCAAGACGATGATTATGCCGTGCGTTTGTATGATGCAATTGTTGATCACGAATGGGATAACGCATTGTCTTTGATTGATGATATTGATAGCATGGGTATGCTTCGTGATGATGTGATTGAAATTATTCATCAGTCATGTATCACAAAATACCGAGAAGGCACTTTGGGTTCACAAATTGTCTTGATGCACCTGTTGATTTTGGGTCAATGGGCTGCCAAATCCCCTGATTGGGTATCAGGTGATGTCCTATTCCTTCGGTCTATGGTCGGAGATTACAATAAGAGGTTGATATGATGAGTAAAGAAATCGGAAACGAATGTATTGATGAAGCAGCGAACATTTTGGGTGTTGAGAGAGCAGAAGCCCTTGACTCCTTTGGTTCGTGGATGAACGAAACCTTCCCTGAAATGTGGGCTGAGTATGGCAACGATGTCCTCAACATGGATGATGAGGACTACGCACACTATGCTGATATGTTTGTGCTGGCAATTCGCCCGTCTGGTGGCGGTGCTGGCATGGGTGGTGGCAAAGGTGAAGAATGGGTTGGTATGTTCATTGGTTTCGATCGCCGACAGGACTTGATGAAGCGCAAGCGTGATATGGCAATTGACATCGCTACGGCTGACATTGGTGGTGCTATCCGCAACGGTTTCACCTACAATGGCAACAAAGTGGGTATTGGTCGTGCTTTCACCGCTGAGGGCGTTTGGCGCATTGAGCATTCCCAAGGCACATACATTTCGGATAAGAAGTCTGACAACACCCCTTCATGGGTTATCCCAATCAATGAGAAAGTGAACATCGCTATGCTCAAGCCTGACAACACCCCAACGCTCGCCTACATGACGAAGGCAGTATGGACATTCCATGGCAACACCAAAGAGAAATTCCTCACCGAAGGGCCTACAACCATCAAGGTTGAGAACCAATGGGAGGCAGCCGATCACAATTGGTCGCTTTGGAAACCGATTTGTGTCAAGGGTGAATTTGATGCTGAGGGTTGGAACAACACCGGGCCAACACTTTCAATTGGCAACCCTGCTTGCACCTACGGTCTTGATTGGGTTCCTGAGCAAAACCGTGATGCAGCGGAGAGTCTTTTCGTTCCTCAGCAATTCCTCACAACCTGTGGAGATGCTTTGGTGAACCTCAAGGATTTGCTTGAACATCACCTTGAGAACCGCCAAGAATCCTATGTGGATAGGAATGGCAACCAACGCTATGATGGCCCGCTGGTCGTTGTTGTCGGTGGTGTCATGGACATTAACCACGAAGGTCGTGAATCCCAATGGGATCCAACAGGTCGTGATTACTACCTATCCATTTCAAACCAAATCCTACGAAGGGAGAACCCCAACGCTCGTGTTGGCGTTGGTGTCAGCGGTATTCACCATGACAAATTCAACGCCTTGAATGTGTTCAAGAACGATGAATGGCTACCATACGCTCGTGGCTCTCGCATCTGGGTTGTTGGTCGCACAGACTCCTACACCAATACCAACGGTGAGGATGTTGTCAAAATCAACGCACAGGGCATTTACGCCATTCCCAACAAATCAATTCCCGCACAGAAGCCAAGTGAGGACTCCAACGATCTCGGTGGCTTGAGCGGATTCGGTGTCGGAGGTGATGAATGATGGGAGGAACAGGATTCTTTGATTCGTTTGAACCCAAGAAGGGCAATTTTGAACCCGCTGCAAAGGGTGAGAAGAAGGGCAACACGCCTAAGAAAACCACCCCAAAGCAAATCCCTGACGGGGCTACTGCTACTCCCGTCAAGAAGGAAACAACACCGAAGCAGGGTGTTCCTCACAAAGCACCCACAAATGCTGAGTCAAAAATGAACCCGGCTATCGCTCGCATGATTTCCTCGGCTCGCACCATGGCTATCCGACAGGACACATTCGTCATGTGCGGTATCGCAGGGCATCCCAAGACAGGAAAAACAGGTATGGTGCTTGATAGCCTCACCCCTGATGAAATTGCCAACGGTGCTGAGATTTGGCACATTGATTTCGATCTCGGTGGGGAAACCACCAAGGCTGCACACCACAGGGATAAGGCTGAGAACATCATTGTCCTCAACCCGTGGGTGTTCAATTATGGCAACAGTCGTGTGCCGTATGATTTCCCTGCAACATTTCAACAGACCATTGACATTCTCAAGGCTGCTCAGGCTCAAATGGAGGAACAGAACAAATTCTTCATGGAACATGGTAAAATGCCAAAGCCATACCTCAAGACCGTGGTCTTTGATGGTGCTGATCATTGGCTGCACATTACTGAAACCTGTATGAAGGTGGATGACCTTGAATTGGGCGTTGATGGTATTGCGGTTGCTGGCAAGAAGGCTACTACTCAAATTGGTCGTTTCAATTGGAACATCCGTGCTACACGATACCAAACCGCCATGGTCGCTCTCCGTGAATTGTGCCGTGGTGGAGTCCATGCCTACATCATTACTCACATGAAGCCCGCCTATGACAAAACAGGAAACGAATTGTTGGGTCAGGATTCACCGAAGTGGCTCAAGGACACCGAAGGGCATCTGCAACAGGTTGTCTATACCGAGGTTGAAGAGGAACGGGATGAGAACGGTGAATTGACCGGGGTCGTGCGTGGTTATGCACGAGTCGTGGCGAACCGCACATCCCTGCATTCTGGTGGTCGTGTTCTTCTCTTTGAACGCAACGATGAAGGTGGCGATTGGTATGGTTGGGATGGAGTCAAGAATGGCGACTTTGATATTCTTGGAGGTGGTGAATGATGACAATTGTTGTTGCACGAAACCACTTTGAGAATTTCCTCAAGGCATTCAACACCATGGATGATCTCGTTATCCATGCTCGTGAAATTGACAACACCTTGACCGCATCAGGAACGGCTGACCGTGCCTACTTCATTTCAAAAACCATGGAGGGTGCAGCGGTATCAAGCAACGGTTCTTTCACATTGGGGCAAATCGGAACGATTCTATCCCTTGTCCAAGGTTTGCCACGAACCGAGGAAAACGAATTGACTCTCGTCTTTGACAATGATGCTTTGACTATCATGTCGGGGGATGGTTGGTTTAGGATTCCTACAATCGCTGAGGCAC